GTTCCTGCTGCTCGAGATATTGCCAGGCATTTTATTTCCGAGGCTGATTATGACGCTGATGAATTGCGTGATAATATTTCAATTTTGACTCGAAAACCTGAGTATCCAATAATGGAACATTTTCCTGTTATCGGGAAGGTTGATAATTTGACCTTGCAAAACTCTGATACATCTATGACGCTGGCTAAGGCACTAATGGTTTCGGGAAACACTGTGCTTGGGAACAGTGGATCGACAGTTGTTGTTCATCATGGAAGTTTAACATCTATTTTGGGAATTCAAGCGTGGCAAGTTGATGCACTCTACTCTCCCAAAATTGCGATCCAGATCGTGACAGCTGAGAAATTTGAGGAGTTAAAGAAAGCTCTGTCACGGACAATCAATGAACCCATTGTGGCCCGAACATTTGAGCCTGATCCATCTGATGTCTCCGCTCCATGTGGAGCGTTTGAGAGTGTTCCTGCAGAGAGTATCATCTGTAATGATGATCACTGTGTGGGAGATGTCGGGAGAAATTTAATTAAGCCATCATTTATATCTTCCCATCTAGCCAAAGTAGGAATTGAGACCAAGCGAGTTCCAGCACCTATGAGCCATCGTGATCCGCGGCTTTTTCATGGTGGAGAAATTCATCCTATGGCGCACTCCTTGGGGAAGTACTACCGAGGTAAGATTAACCCCATATCCCCTAATATAGTTAATCGAGCAACTCATATGTTGCAAAAATATATTGTAAGCAGATTGGATACTCAAAATTTTGATCCGTTGACAATAGAAGAAACAATTACAGGAACTCGTGAAGATGGTTCAAATCCTATGAATCTGAAGTCCTCCCCTGGTATTCCATTCATTTTTGAAAAGCGTGAACGTAAAGGAAAGCGTGATTATATGGAAATTGGAGAGGATGGAGAGGTCATTCATATTGACGAGAACTTTATTAACGAGTATTTCAAATTTGAATCCTCTCTTGCAAGAGGAGAGATTCCATATACTAGAGCTTATGATTTTCCAAAAGATGAATTACGT